CCGAGGGCCTGACCGTGGTGGAGGTCGGGTCCTGGCGGACCCACAACCGCAACCACAAGGGGCCGTGGGGGCCCGTCCACGGCTCGATGCTCCACCACACCGGGTCCAAGGGCGAGGCCTCCACGGTGGAGCTGTGCAGGACCGGTTACGCCGGTCTGCCGGGTCCGCTCTCCCAGGTCGTGATCGGCAAGAGCGGAAAGGTCTACCTGCTCTCCTCCGGCCGCTGCAACCACGCCGGTGGCGGGGACCCCAACGTGTTGCAGGCCGTCATCGACGAGCGGTACAACACCGCCCCTCCGGTCCCGCGCCGGGGCAATGACAACGGCATCGATGGCAATGCCCACTTCTACGGAGCCGAGTGCGAGAACCTCGGGGACGGCAAGGATCCGTGGCCCGCCGTACAGGTGGACGCCATGGTGCGCTTCTCCGCCGCTATCTCCCGTGCCCACCGCTGGACCGAGAAGTCCGCCATCGCCCACCGGGAGTGGTCGGACGACAAGCCGGATCCGCGCGGACCCGGGCTCCCGTCCATGCCGGACATGCGTGCGAAGATCGCCGAGAGGCTCGCACACTCCGCCAGCTGGAATCCTTCGACGACAGGGACAGTCATGACCAAGCCGAACCGGCTCACCGTCCGCCGTGACGAGAACGTCACGCTCAACCCCGGATCCCCCTACCGGATCTACTGGACGACCGAATACCAGGACGACGGCCAGGGCCACGGCGACGGCGGGAAGACGGTCGGGACCAACATCCACTATTCCGCCGTCCTGAGCCCCAGCCTGCTCGGTCTCGACCACGGGGAGCGGGTGGAGGTCTACCCGGTGGAGGAGGACTCCAGCGGCAGCACCATGGGCGCGGGCATGCCCTCCCAGATTTGGGGCCAGGGCATGGGGACCGAGGCCATCCGGCAGAACGCCGCCTTCAACGGCATCGTCGGCCAGCGCCTGGCCTTCGAGATCATCAACCGGGGCTCCACCCAGGTCACCATGACCGAGGTGCAGGCCGTCATCTTCTCCTGGCCGAACAGCTGATCTGAGACGTGGATGAACCCACGCTGGCCGAGATGATCCGGGCCCTCCAGTCGGACGTCTCACGCCTGCTGTCGACGCAGGAGCGGTACGTCACCAAAGAGATCATGGATCTTCGGCTGGAGAAGCTCTCGGAGAATCAGGCTGAGGACCGGGCAAGACTGGACAACATCAGCCGCATTGTCTGGTCAGCCTTCCTCGGTCCTGTCATCGTGGGAATCGTCCTCTACTTCGCTCTCGGGAAGAGCCCGTGAAAGCCGTCCGCTGGTGGGTCATCGTCGTCGCACTGTCCGTGACAGTGGCGTATGCCATTGCCTACGGCCAGGGCTTAAGCGAACGTCTCACCGACGCGGAGCGGGACCGGGCAGCCCTCGCGCAGCAGGTGCGGGATCTCGGGGGAACGCCGGTGGCGGGCCCCAAGGGCAGCGACGGACAGGACGGCGCTCCCGGGCCTCAGGGACCGGCGGGCGCCCCCGGAGCGGCAGGAGCGCCGGGGGTGGACGGCAGGCCCGGAGCGGACGGCTCACCGGGTCTGCCGGGCCTCTCCGGCGCTCCGGGGCCGACCGGGTCCCCAGGACCGGCCGGAGCGCCGGGTCCCCAGGGCCCGGCCGGACCGCAGGGCGGAGAGGGGCCGCAAGGTGACCCCGGGCCGCAGGGTCCAGCCGGGCCCCAGGGCGATCAGGGGCCACCTGCCGAGGCATGCCCCGTCGGATACGAGGGTGCGATCGTGGTACTGAAAGACGGTGGAGGGCACGAGTACTTCCTCTGCCGGAAGATGAGCTGAGGAGAGACCATGACGGAGAAGAGGGCGTGGGAGCGCCGTGACGACGAGAGCGATCCGGCGTGGGAGGCCTTCCGCGTCTACCTGATGTGGGGCTCACGCCGCACGCTGGACCGTCTGTGCAAGAACCAGGGCAAGTCCCACCAGCTGATCAGCGGATGGGCGTCGAAGCACGAGTGGCGCAAGCGCTGCATGGCCTTCGACAGCTACGCCGTGGAGGCGCCCACCGACGGCATGGTCCACGCGCTGGCCGAATCCCGTGACAAGAACCTCGCGCTCATCGAGAAGCTGCGCACGCTCCTCTCGCTGCGCCTGGACGTGTTCATGGACAAGATGGACGACCCCACCGTCCGGTGGACGCAGGCCCTGGTGGCCATGGCGAAGATCGAAGAGAACGTCCTGCTCATGAACAAGGACTCCGACAAGACCCCGGAGAAGGTGGCGAAGGTCGAAGCGATGCTCGCCGAGCTGGACCAGAAGATCATGGGGCGCATGTCGTGAACTTCAGCCGGGCCGACCTGGCCAAGCTCAGCCCGGCTGATCTCGCACGTCTCGAATCGATCGTGGAACAGACGATTCAGGACGTGGACAGCGGCCGGGTGCCCTGGCGGTGCGACCGTACCCACTGTGACGGCCGCCCCCACCCCGGCCGCAACGGCCCCCACGCCCGCGCCGCCCAGCTTCCCCCCGACTGGGAGTGGGGCGTATGGATGGCGCTCGCCGGGCGAGGATTCGGAAAGACACGTCTGGGCGCTGAGTGGTCCATCGAGAAAGCGCGCACCCAGGAGCGCGGCGCACTCATCGGGCCCACGGCCGCCGACACCCGCGACATCCTCGTGCAGGGGGAGTCGGGCATCCTCGCCTGCGCCCCCGCCACCTTCCGGCCGGTCTACAACCCGTCGAAACGGCAGCTGACCTACCCCAACGGCGCTATCCAGACCCTGTACTCGGCAGACGAGCCGAACCGACTGCGAGGACCCCAGCACCATTACGGGTGGTTCGACGAGATGGCCGCCTGGCGGTACATCCAGGAGGCGTGGGACATGGCGCAGCTCGGCATGCGTCTGGGCGCCCACCCGCAGATCTGCGTCACCACCACCCCCCGGCCTCTCAAGCTGATCAAGCAGCTGGTCAAGGACGAGCGCACCGCCCTGACCAAGGGCACCACGTACGACAACCTGCACAACCTGGCAGCCACTTTCCAGCGCGCCGTCATCTCGAAGTACGAGGGGACGACGCTCGGACGCCAGGAACTCGATGCCGAGGTGCTGGAGGACCTGCCCGGCGCGCTGGTGGCCAGGCGCCACATCGACGAGAACCGGGTGCGCCCTGAGGCGGTCCCGGAGCTGATCCGCATCACGGTCGGCATGGACCCCGCCGGAACCGGCCAGGGGGACGAGACGGGTCTGGTGGCGGTGGGCCGGGGCATCGACAAGCACGACTACGTCCTCTCGGACGTCTCGGAGAAGATGACCCCCGACCAGGCCGCACGCAAGGCATGGACGCTCCTGGAGAGCGTGGGTGCCTCGCTCCTGGTCGTGGAGGACAACGGCGGCAAGGACTGGATCGAACTCGTCCTGCGCCGCGTGTGGCAGGACATGCACGCCGACGGCTCCACGCCACCGCTCCGGCGCGTCAACGCCTCTCAGGGCAAGCGCCTGCGCGCCCAGCCCGTCGCCATGCGCTACGAACAGGGGCGCGTCCACCACGTCGGCAGCTTCCCCGATCTTGAGGACCAGCTCACCACGTGGATCCCGGAGGAGGACCCCACAGGGTCCCCCGACCGGCTGGACGCCCTCGTGCACGCCGTCGCCCACCACATGCGCCGTGACGGCGGTGAGGCCGTCGCCGTGAACCCCTACGGGGCCGTACGCCGGGGCACCTCCGCCACCGTCATCCCCCTGGGACGGGGCCGGGCATCATAAGGAGTACAAAATGGAACCGATCACGCTGCTCATCGCAGCACTCGCCACGGCCCGGCTCACCCGACTCGTCACCACCGACCGCATCACGCAGGCTCCTCGCCAGTGGCTGCTCCGGCGTCTCAGCAGTGAGGGTCTGGCCGCGTACCTGATCGTCTGCGACTGGTGCGTGAGTGTGTACACGGGGGCGGCCGTCGTGGGCGTGATCCTCCTCGGGGGCACCCCCGGGTTCTGGGTGCTGGCAGCACTGGCGTTCAGCTACGTGGCCGGAGTGCTGGCCCGATGGGAGACCGACTGATGAGAATCCGAGACGCGCTGCGGGTGGGGACCGGCAAGCAGCCCGCGAAGGCGGTGGTGGCCGCTGCCATGCCCATGAACGGGCCGGGGGTGGTGCGGGTGAACCGTTCCCGCGCCCACGTCACCCAGGAGCAGTGGCAGGAGCAGGCCTGGTACTACTTCGACGTCATCGGCGAGGCACGCGGCCCGATGGTGTGGATCGCCAACGCCGTCTCCCAGGCCGATCTGCACGCCACCGAACTGGACCCCGACACCGGCAAGCCGACCGGGCCGACGGAGGACACGCGTGCCGTGGCCGCCGCGAACATGGTGCTGGGCGGTCCAGCGCAGCGTGCGCAGCTCCTGCGCACCGTGGCCCTGTGCTGGCAGGTCCCCGGGGAGGCGTGGATCATCATCCGTCCTCGCACCGGGACCCTGCCGGACGAGTGGCTGATCCTGTCCGGCAACAAAGTCAGGGCCAAGGGCGAGAGCTGGACGTACACCGACCCCTACACCGGGGCGAACGTCACCCTGACGGCCCGGGAGCGGCTCATCCGGGTGTGGCAGCCCCACCCCAACGACCAGGCCAAGGCCGATTCGGCCATGCGACCGGCGCTCCCCATCTGCCGGGAGATCGAAAAGTCCTCGCAGGCCCTTGCCGCACGTCTCGACTCGCGCCTCGCGAACAACGGCGCCTGGCTCTTGCCGGAGGAGATCGACTACCCGCGCGGGGATCACCCCACCGTCGGCGCGGCCATCATGGACCTGTTCCTGGATATCGCCGAGCGCGGTATCCAGAATCCCGGGCAGGCTGCGGCAGCGGTGCCGATCGTCTTCACGATCCCGGGCGAGCAGATCGCCAACGCGGTCTACCAGGACTTCGCGACCGAATTCTCCGGCGCCATGGTGGAGCTGCGGCAGGCGGCTCTGGAGCGTCTTGCCGCCACCCTGGACATGCCCAGGGACG